AAGAGTTTTATACTGCAAAAAAAATAGGAAATAAAAACATAGATGATTTTTTTAATAATGATAATGATGAAATATTAAAAAAAACTGTTGAATATAGATTGGGTTTTAATAATTCAAATGAATATTTTGATTTAAATATAAAAAATTTATATCGAGGTTTGGAAGTTAGAAGTATGTTTAATGTAGGTATATTTTACATAAAACAATCTAAAGAAATATATGAAAAGTATGTAGAAAATGAAAATTCAAAAATATATGATCCATTTATAGGGTGGGGTTCTAGATTAACATCTTTAAAAAATTTAATAAAAAATAAAAACTGTAAATATATTGGTAATGATATAAATAAAAATCTAAAAATAGGTTACAGTAAACTAATAGATTTGGAATTTGATTTAGAGTCTCATTCTAATATAGATATTAATTTTAAAACATCTACTGAGTTAAATATTGAATTAGTTGATGGTATTGATTTTATTTTTACTTCTCCCCCTTTTTATAATGATGAAATTTATTCTTATGATTCATTGGTGTATGAAGATTTAAAAGATTGGGAAGATAATTTATTAACCCCAGTTTTTAATAACTGTTTTTTATATTTAAAAACGAATAGTAGAATAGTTATCGATATAAAAGAATTATATACAAATTCTATTTTAAGTACATTAGAAAAATCAGGATTTAAAATTGTAGAAATAGAAAATTATAACGTAAGAAAGAGTCATTATACAAAAAAAGATACAAAAAAACAGTTATTAATACATGCTGTTAAAATTTAATTTTGTTTTAAAACCTATATTTTAGATTAAAACAATCTTTTTCCTCTCTATTTATAAGGAGAATGTATTGTTATGAATCTTAGAAAAATAATAAGAGAAAGTATAGAAAGTATTACAAGCACTGATCAATTGTTTAAAATTGATGGTTTTGACTTTTTGCATAAAAAAGTAGATGCAAATAATAATATTATTTGGAAATATTCAAAGTCAATCAGAAGTGGTACTAGCAATAGAAAGGATAATGATTATATTTTCAATGTCTTTATAGCAAAAACTCCTAATGAAAATTGGTATTACAAATTTTTTGTTTATTGGAAAACACACTCCAATGATGTTACTAGCGGAAAAGGTAAGGATTTTGAATTGCAATTTGGTCCTTTTAATTCTATAGAGTCTTTGGAAAAAGATTTGAATTATAATTTAAATCATAATACACTTTTTTCTTTTAATAATTACAAGGATAATAATAAAATTCAACTAGATAATGAAATATTTGAGATGGTTGAAAAAATAAAAAAGATTTACGATAAATTAAATTCTTGTAAAGATTCTTATTTCGATGATTTAAAAAAAGAATTGCCAAATTTATTTAAAGAGAAAGAAGAAGTTCAATCATATATTGATAATTCTTACCCTGACGAAGATGATAAACAACAATTATTAATGATACTTAGTAAGATAGGTTCGTTAGATAATTTGAAAGAAATAGAGTCAATCAAATCAATATTTTAAACTATTTATAATAAAAAAATGGCAACTTTTAATACAAATTACGAAATTGTAAATCTTACATCAGGAACATATAGAGTTGATGTTTTGGGTGATAATTTAACAGCTTCTACGGTACATGAAATTTATTGTTTAACAAGTGGTAGTATTACTATTTCTGCTAGCGGTGGTGGTCAGGCAATAATTCCTATGACTTCAGGTCAATCAATAAATTGTATGGTTAGAGAGGTTACTGTAAATAGTGGAACTTACATAGGTTTCAGATCAAAATTAAATAGTAGAGGTCCTTTATTTAGTTAATTATTATTTTTATGGGAGTATTTTGTGCGGATGGTTGTTTAGATGGGATGCCAGAAATGGATAGAGCAAAGCTTATTCGTAGAATAAGACGTTTTCTTGGTGAGCCAGTTATGGGTGTTGAGCTTGACGATGAGCAGGTTGAAGAGGCTATTTGTATGGCTATAGAAGAATATTCCACATTCATAAATAATTGGGTAATTAACAATAGATTAGGTGAAATGTTAGGTTTACCTTCTGAGTATGATTTTACCTTAAAATATGTTTCAAATAGTTTATATTTCGAAAAATCATTTGCAACTTCTTACGGAGAACAAGTAGGTTTGGGTGCTGATAGTGTAAGAGAATCTAAAATGGGCTCAATTGTTCTTACAGCTGGAACTCAAGACTATACAATTCCATCAGGAAGAGAAGTAAATGAAGTTCTTTGGTTTACTCCTAGTTTTGTTAACTTATTTGGTTTAGATCCATTTGCAAATACCAATATTGCATTTACAGAATTTGGGGCTTCTTTTGCAGGTCATACTTTATATCACGTAATGCCAGTTTTTGATACTCTTTTGACTGCACAAGCAGCTGAATTAAGAAATAGAGTAAGGGGTTCTGAATATTCATATGTACTTAAACCAGGTGCAAACGGAACAAAAACATTAAGGCTGTTACCTATTCCATATCCTACAAATCAAACATCTGGTGCAAATCTAGGTATTGGTGGTGGATTTGGAACTCCTGGTACTGTTTTTTACTACTACTATGATAAAGAAAATTATTATGGAAATCCATTATACAGTGGAAATACTGCAAATCCAGGATTTAGTGGATACTCAGGTAGTATGTCAGGCCATCAGGGTAACGGATTGGTTTCTTCGCCTGCTGATGTCCAATTAAACTTTATAACTTGGGATCAACTTAACTCTGTGGCTCAAAGATGGGTTAAAAGATATGCCCTTGCTTTATGTAAAGAAATATTAGGTTTGGGTATTAGAGGTAAATTTAATGGTCAATTACCTATACCTGGAGCTGAATTAACGCTAAATAAGGATGATTTGATTAATACAGGTAGAGATGACCAATCAAAGCTAATAGAAGAGCTTACCGCTCAATTATCTGAGTTATCTTATGAGAAGATTTTAGAGAAGAGGGCTATGATGCAAGAATCAATTAATAAAACTTTAGGTTTTGGACCTATGGGTATATCCGTATTTTAATAATTAGATGGCAGATTTAACAGAAATAGGTAAAAATCCTGAGAATTTTAGTTCTCATGAAGCGGTTCCAAAAGGAATCAAGCTCTTTTTTGGCGAAAAAGAAGGAAATTTCTTTTCTGCTGCTGGTAGAGAAATTACTGAAAGTGTTCTTCAGGAAAGTTTTTTATTATATAGAATAGACCTTCAAAAAACAAAGACACATAAATTATATGGCGAGTCAAAAAGAAAAGTTTGGCTTCCTGAAATTCAAATATTTGGAAGAATAAACGTTGAGACTCAAGATCCTACTTATCAAGTTGCTGGTGGTATAGAGAAGAAAGGTTTGGGTAATTTAACTGCACATATCTATATAGACCAATTAGATGAATTAGGCTTAATAACAAGACAGGAAGGTACAAATGTTATTGTTTCTGGTATTAAAATGGGTCATTTTATTGGTTATAAAGGACAATTTTACAAGATTGTTGATGATGGATATTCTCAAATATCAAATGAATTCTCTTGGGCTGGTGATAGAAGGTTTTTTGTTACTATAAAAGCTGTGGAGATTGATGAAGATATTTTTCAAGGAAGATGATAGGTTTCTCCAAAAATTAATCTTTTTACTTATAGTAATATTATTTACTAGAAGTGGGTATTTTTTACTACCAGATTTTAGGGAAAAATTTAAAAACTTGAACGCCCCCCTTACCCCCCAAGACCTTTAAAATCCTGTCTGTTAATACAGATTTGCTGAATAAACAGCAATGAGATAAGAGAGAGTTGTTTTTAAATTTTTCACCAGATGAAACTACCATCTTTCCAGTGCAAAACCTTCATATCCGAAATCAACGCCCCTAAGAAAAACTTGATATGAAGTAAAAAATCCTCGACAAATATAATACAAAGAATTCTTTATTACAAGTTTTTTAAGACTATTTATTTAAAATAACTTGTGAAAGTATGTCAATCCTAGATAACGTAGGGAAAAATTTAGATAAAGATTTTGAAAATCACAATTATCTTCCCCAGGGAATTTTTTTAGAAGATATTGATTTAGCCATAGTAGACTATATAAAAGGCCTTAATTTAACTGTTGAAGATGAGACGGGTAATCAAAAAACTGTTCCAGTAATATTTTTAGCTCAAGAATTATGGGCTGAAAGGAAAATGAATTGGAAAGATTTCAGATTTGAGTACGGAGAAGAACTATCTAGACCATTTATCGCAATAGCAAGAAAGACTGTAAAACCTGGAACTTCTCCTTTAAAAAGAACAATTCCAATAAAAAAACAATTTAAATTTGTTAAAGTTCCAACATTTGATGGGACTCTTAAGGGTTATTATTTATACAAAATACCACAACCTGCTTGGGTAGATGTGGAATATGAGATGATTTTAGCTGCTTATTATATGGTCGATGTAAATGCTTATTATGAAAAAATATTAAGAGATGGATATTCAAACGGGCAAGGATATTTAAATATAAACGGTCACCATATAGCATCAAAAATATCAGATCCTTCACAAACTTTACAAGAAGAATTAGCTTCTGAAAAGTTATATCAAATAACAATTCCAATAACCGTTCATGGAAAACTTTTAGACCCATCAACATTTGAGAGAGTTAATACAATTAATAAGGTTTCAATTAAAATTTCTGAACAGAAAAGTGGGAAATGATATTTTTTTTAATATTTATAAATAAAACTTTAAATAGATGAAAGTAAGGAATAGAAGAAATGGTACAAATACAATAGCTTACAAGGTTGGAGGCATTGCCAAATCTGAAATAATTACTGCAGGTTCAGTGGTCAATTTGACTGATTTAACTGATTTTAATCAAATTATAAACAAACAAGATTTTGATAGAGGTTGGTTTGAATTAGTTGAGGAAAGTAAAAGTGAAAAAATAGTTTTTAATAGTGCATTAGAAAAAGCAAAAAAAGATGCTGAAAATTATTCAGTAGAAGAAACAAAAAAGTAAAAACAAAAAATAAATAATAAATAGAAATATGGCTACAATATTCGTTTCACCAGGTGTATACACAAAAGAACAAGACTTTTCAGTTTTTGCATCTAGAATTGGTATCACTAGATTAGGATTAGTTGGTAAAACCCTTAAAGGACCTGCATTTGAAAACATAAAAGTTACAAGTACAGATGAGTATGCTTTAAGATTTGGTGGTACTAACGTAAAATATCCTTTACCTTACGTCGCTAATTCTTTCTTGTCACAATCAAACGAATTGAATGTGGTAAGAATTTTGGGTACAACTGGTTTCCAAAATTCACCTGCTTGGATTATTACTGCAGATATGTCTACAGAATATGAAGGTTCTACGACTGTAAGTGGTCTTACTTTTAGTAAAAATTCTTTGGCTTCGCCTACTACTTATACTATCGTTCTTTCAGGAGCTGCTGGTACTGCTGGAACAATTACTGCAACAACAGTTGGAAATAATACTTATGTTGGATTCCAAGCGCCTACAACTTCTTATCAGTTATTAACTGGTCTTACTGCAAGTGCAGGGTTTACAGCATTAGGAATTACTGCAACAGGTGGAGATACAACAGCAATAAATGCTTCTACGGTTACTTTAGCTGCTACAAATGTAGAAACAAGAGGTTCTAAATCAGGATCTACATTAGCAATAATCAGAAGTAAAAAAAGTCAAATTTCAGGAAATTTTTATTACAATTCTGAAAATGAAATCACAATAGGAGCTACAACTTCTTCTTTAGCACCATTTATTCTTTCAGCTTCAACTGGACCATTAACTGCCGCTACAAATAGTGGATATACAGTTTCTCTTGATGAAACACGTGATGATTATATCGTTAAAATATTAGGAAAAAGCCCTGAGATAACAAGCGGAAATCCTAATTTCTATGTTGAAAGAATTTATCCTCATTTTATTAGAGAAGCTTCAGCTAGACAAGAAATCACAGGAATAAATCCTGAGATAGTTTATTCTACGGAGGCTGCTTATGAAGATTTTGAAGATTCATACACAAATGCAATCACACCTTGGATTGTTTCTAGAGTTATTGGTGCAAACGTAAGAAGATTATTTAGAGTTCAAACAATTTCTGACGGTGACGCTTCTTCAAATGAAATAAAAATTTCTATTGCAAATATAGATATCGTAAACTATACATTTGATTTAATTGTTAGAAATTATTTCGATACTGATGCAACTGCTTCTTCAACAGCTTTAGAAAGATGGTCAAATGTATCATTAAACCCTGAACAACCTAATTATATTGCAAAAGTAATCGGTACAACTGATGAGTCTTACCCAAGAAAATCAATGTTTATTACAGTTGATATGGAAGATAATCATCCTGTTAATACTGTACCTGCAGGATTCGAAGGTTATTCATTAAGAGATTCTGGAATTAGCGGTATTACATCAACAGATGTTTACTATAAAACTGAATACTTCTCTGGAGATTCTAAATTCAAAACTTATCTTGGTCTTTCTGAACTTGGTTACACAAGCTTAACTCAAAGTCAAGTATCTGTAAGAAATTCAGTTAAATCTTTAGAGTTTGATTTGTTTGCATATGATGGAGGAGTTACTTCTGGAATGACTTCAATCAAAGGTTTCCATTTGGAAAACACAGCAGATTCTACATCTTTCATCAGTGGTAATAAAGATAGTTTAACAGGCTATACAAATGCGGCTGGTACTTTAATCGATAAATCATTGCTTAAATTTACTGTTGCTCCTGCTGGAGGTTTTGATGGATGGAATAAATATAGACAATATGAAAATTTATACGAAGAATTTACAGACGCTTATTTAGATAACGTGAATTCTTTCAAAGCTGGTATTGATTTGATGGCTAGCCCTGAAGAAGTAGATATTAACTTATTTGCAACTCCAGGTATAGATTTCTCTAATAATGATTCAATTATTACATACGCTCTTGAAATTATCGAAGATAGAGCAGACACATTGTATATCATTGATTCTCCTAGATTGACTGTCGGAACAGAAAAAGGTACTGCGGATGAAGCTGTATCTATCCTTGAGTCTCTTGGAATTGATTCAAACTACGCTACAACTTATTGGCCTTGGGTTCAAATGCAAGATCCAACAAGTGGTAAATACACTTATCAATCACCTACATTTATGGTTGTAAGAAGTATGGCTTATACGGACAATGTTGCAGCTCCTTGGATTGCACCTGCAGGTGAACTTAGAGGTCTTGCACCAGCTAACGTTGTAAGAGCTGATGTTAAACTTAAGAAAACAGATAGAGATACATTGTACCAAGGTAGAATAAACCCAATTGCAACTTCAATTCAAGTTGGTGTTAAAATTGATGGTCAAAAAACTCTTCAAGTTAGACAATCTGCTCTTGATAGAATCAACGTTAGAAGATTGTTGCTACAAGTTAGAAGATTAGTTGCGGCTGCATCTCAAACTTTAGTGTTCGAACAAAACGACCAAACATTGAGAGATCAATTCTTGGCAAGAGTAGAGCCTATCTTGTTGCAAATCCAAAACCAAAGAGGTTTAACAGCCTTCAAAGTGGTTATGGATGATTCAAACAATACTAACGAAACAATCGATAGAAATACATTAGTGGGTAAGATTCAATTGAAACCTACTAGAACTGCTGAATTTATAGATTTAACGTTCCAAGTTTTACCAACTGGGGCCAACTTTGAAGATTTTTAATCTATAATCAAATAATTAACAAAAAGGAGTATTTTTAATACTCCTTTTTTTATGTCAAATTAATTTTGTATATTTATACTTAAATACTGCTACTCTTGTAGCTTTAAGTTGAAATATTATGAAATTAAAATGTGTTAATTGTAATTGTGAGTTTGAAAAGCCACAAGAACAACAAACTTGTTCTAGAAAATGTTCAGATGAATTTAAAAAGAAGAATAATAGAGAATATAGAGTTTGTGTTTATTGTAAATTAGATTTTGAGGTAAAAAAAAATATAAAAAAAACAATGTGTTCAGATGAATGTAGAAAATTACACGCTGCGTTACCTGAAAATAAAACAAAGAGAATTGAAAACTCTTTGCAATCTCTAAAAGAAAAATATGGGACAGAAAATATTTTTGAATTAGATTTTGTTAAAAACAAATCAAAACAAACAAAAAAAGAAAAGTATGGAGATGAACATTATAATAACTCACAAAAGATAAAACAAACAAAAAAGGAAAAGTACGGAGATGAGAATTATAATAATATGATTAAAAATAAATCTACAAAACTTGAAAGCTATGGAGATGAGAATTATAATAACAGAATAAAAGCTAAAGAAACAATGAATAAAGAGTATGGTGTAGATCATGCTATGATGCTTGTAGAATATCAAAAAAAGCAACAAAATTCTTTATTAAAAAATTACGGAGTATTATTTCCTTTACAAAACCAAGAAATACTAAAAAAACTACAGAATACAAATTTAAACCTATATGGTTTTATAACTCCTTCTCAAAATCATAAAATTATAGAGAAAATTAAACAATCACATTATGATAAGTTTGATGATACTATAATTTTTGATAAGATGGATAATATGGAAATAGAGTTAATAGGTGAATATAAAGGATTGAGGGTTGGAAATGTTTATAATGAATATGAGTTTAATTGTAAAAAATGTAACCATAAATATTTTGGAACTTTTTCAAATCATAGACCTCCAATATGTAGATCTTGTTATCCGATGTATAAAAATAATAAGCATCAAATAGAATTTTCTGAATATTTTAAAAATATAAATATTCAATTTAAAGAAAATACAAAAAAAGAAATAAAGCCATTTGAATTAGATTTTTACTTTCCAAAAAGAAAATTAGCACTAGAATTAAATGGTAATTATTATCACTCAGAAATTGGGGGGGAAAAAACGAAAGATTATCATTTAAATAAAACTAATTTATGTAATAAGCAAGATATTGATTTATTTCACATATTTGAAGATGAAATAATTTTTAAGAGAGACATAGTGATGTCTATGGTAAAGAATAAACTAGGCTTTACAGGAAATAAGTTATATGCTAGAAAATGCAACATAAAGGAGGTTTCTTTATTGGATAAAGCTAAATTTTTAAACGACAATCATATTCAAGGCAATTCAAAAGATAAAGTTAGAATTGGTTTGTACGATAATGATAAGCTAGTATCGATTATGACTTTTATTAAATTAAGAAAATCTATGGGTAACAAAGAAGATAATGAAAATTTTTACGAACTTACAAGATTTTGCTCACTGATAGATTATAATGTTGTAGGAGCTTTTTCTAGATTGTTACGATTTTTTATAAACAATTATCAACCAAAGAAAATAATAACTTTTTCTGATTGTAGATTTAGTGGAGTAAATCACGAGAAAACAGTTTATCATAAAAACGGTTTTATTCTAACAAATCAAATAAAACCAAGGTATTGGTATTTTGAAAAAGGTAATTATCTAAAAAGACATCATAGGTTTAAGTTTAATAAAAATAAATTATTGAAAATATTAAATATTCCAAATATTTCTGAATGGGAAATAGCTCAAATTCTTGGAATGGATAGAATTTGGGATTGTGGTAATTTAAGGTTTGAAATGATTCTGTAATATTAAGAGCAAAGTAATTAATTTTTACTTTATAAATCCTATAAATATTGAGTTTTTGCTCAATACTTATTTTTAATTTCTATTTATATAAAAGAAAAATAATAAATGTCAGGTAACTATATTCAACCCATAAAAAGAGAATTCTTAAACCTTTCTGGTGGCACGGTTACGGGGGATACAGTGTTCACCCAAGGACTTTATGCCAATAGTTTATCTGGAGGTACGTTATATTCTGGCTCTACTAATTTAGAAAATATATTTTTAACACCAGGTCAACTAACTGCAACAACACTATCACAAGGGTCAAATGTATCAATACAGCAAATAGGAAATGACTACCAAATATCAGTAGTAGATTCACCTTCTTTTGATAATGTTGATTTTTCAGGAACATCAACTGGGGGAAATATTAATGCATTAAATATAACAGGAGACACAATTTATGCTAGTACATTAATAGAACCAATAATAGATAATTCCGTTGATGCAGGCACCCCATTCAAAAGATTTAGATCATTAAATACAGTTAATGGTGTTGCTGTAAGTTTCACAGCAAGCACTAGAGTTACAACTCCTGAAATTATATTAGGAACAACAACTGTAACAGAAAATAATATTATTTTATCAGGATATACACTAGAAGGTGGTATGTGGTAAAAAAAAATACTATTTATAAAGAAACAAATATTATGACAGAAAGACAAGTTCGAATAACCCTTAGGGATAAACAAACAGCTGGGGGTTCTATACCTGGAACAGCATTGCTCGGAGAGCCTTTTGTAAATTTATATGATGGTGTTTTAAAGTTTTCTGGTGTTTCAGGTGGTGCTTTTGAAACATCTAATCAAACTGATGTTTTTGAAGTTGGATCTGCTCTTTATAATCAAAAAATAACAAATAGATTAAGTGTTAATGGTAATTTTGTAATAAGTGGAGATACAGGCCTTATATCAACATATAATTCTACATCAGGATCAGGTCTAGTTGGAAAATTCTTAAGTGGTACAACAAGTGGATTTGTATTGGGAGATATAACAGATATTCAAGGTGTTCCAACACAAGTTCAACCAGGATCAAACATTATAACAGGAGGAACAGCATTAAATCCAATTGTAAGCATTGTAGCTTCTCCGTCTTTTAATAATGTCAATTATTCAGGAACATCAATTGGAGGAAGTTCAATAGCAAATAGTGTTTCTGCAACAACTTCAATTTATTCGGCAGGTACATCTCTTGAGACAATTATCTACAATATTGCTAACTCTACTGAAAACATTACCAACATACAACCTGGAACAAATATTACAACAGGAGGAACACCTTCAAATCCAATTATAAACGTTGTACCTTCCCCTAGTTTTGCAGGTTTAGTATCTGCTACAGGATTCACAGATTCAAGTTTAACATCAACTAGAGTTGTTTATGTTGGAGCTAGTGGTAGATTAGTTGATAAAAATGGATTTAGCTACGATCAAGCAACTGATACGTTAAACGTATTGCATGCAACACTTGGTGTGCCAGGTCAAACAGGCACAACATTAACGATTAATGGAGATGTGGTTGTATTTGGTGAGGCAATAAGTGGATTTACTTCTCAATTATATATAGAAGATAATTTCATTGAACTTAATTATAATCCAACAGCTTCTACAGCATCTACATCTCTTGGAGCTGGATGGTCTATACAGGATGGTTCTGGTGTTGCAGGTACAGATGTCTTCTTAGATATTAGAGGCACAGGAACAACGGTTTCAAATAGAGGTTTTGCTACAAACTTAAATGATATTTATATTAGAGAATCTGGAACAGTGTCTGCACCGAATGGTGTGAGAGTTCTTGCCGAAGGGGATTTACTAGATGGGGGCCAATATTAACGGTTTCGTATATTGATTTAATAAAAAAACAGAGATTAAAAGTCTCTGTTTTTTTGTTTAAATTTTTTGAAATACAAAGAAGAAAATCAATAAGGATTTACATCATTTTCTATTTCTATTTTTATAGAGCCTATTTGAGGCATAGATAATCTTTTTCCATCTGCATATATAAGTTGAAACTCAGCATCAAACAATCCTGAGTCAGTAGTATCTTCAGCTTCCCAATTATATTGAATTACGCCTCCACTAAAAGAAAGTATTTGCGCTGTTTTAGCCATTATTTTAATATCACCACAAGAATTTTTCATTGTGAAAGTAGCACTAGACACACCAGTTAAATCAAAAGGTACTCTACTACCCAAACAGCTTCTATCTATTAGTTGCAGCTTAAGAACTGGCAAAGTGTCGTTTCTTTTTAAGTGAAATTCGTTTTTATTTACAGCCATTTTTTATTTTTAAATAGGTTATAATATCTCTATTTCTAGTGTATTGCTTAAAATTTCTATAGATATTTCTCCAGATACACTTTGGTTGTTCATTCTAAATCTTGTAGTTAATTTTTTTTGAGGAGCTACATTTGTGTAATTTATATACCAAACCAAATCATAGGTTACATCTGATGCATATAAGTTGGGATTAAGGTCTGTGTAATAAATTCCAATTTCTTCTTGTGTAATAGGAGTGTTGCTTTCTATTAGTGTTGAAGATTCATTTCCATTCAATCCAGCAACATAAGAACTAGCAGTTATTGAGTTTGGATTAAAAAGGGTGTATGATTGTGTTGTTCCAGTCGGCGTAGCCGTAAGTGAAACACAATATATTTTTCTATACAATCTGATTCCTCCCATATTATTTTATATAAAAAATCCTTGGAACATTATATTAAAAAATACAACACCCCAAGGATTGATATGTTTTTTTTGAACTATTAAGCGTTTAGTAAGCAGATATCAGGTTGAAGAGTGATTGTTACTTCTGCAAGGTCATCAGCACCATAATCAAAATCACCGAAAGCTGCGTTTGTAATCATACAACCAATCAAAGTCCATTTTTCTACCTCAACACCTGTTGGATCAAGAGCTTTAAGTACAAGATTCTTTTTGTAACCTACAGCGTAACCCATTCTTCCTGTTGCAGATTCGAAATGAAGTCTTACCCATTCCATAACCTTTTGAGTTGTAGATGGTCCGATTACGTCAATAAATTTCACTTCGATTGTACCCCATTTAGAACGACCAGCAACATATGTACTAGTATTCATATATGGAATTTCAGTCGAACCAATCTCTAATGAAGGTTTACCTGAAGTTTGAACTAAAAAAGACTCAATGCCTAATTCCGTAGGAAATTCAAGTACGAATCTATTTTTTCTTTTTGGTTCCTGTTCAATAGGAACTGGTCTAAACATATCAGCCATAGCTCTAGTATTTATTTAAGTTTATTTTCCTTTTAAATAAATACTTAGAAAAATTTTTTTTTAATTCGGTATTTTTTTAAAATGTTTTATAATAATTTAAAAGTGATATATAGCCTATAAAAGTGCATTTATTTCAATTTAAATCAAAAATATTTTATTTAAACCTATTTACAATTAAGGCTAAATAGCTTTATTTTTGACCTATATAGGTTTATTTTTAATGAGATTATATAATTTCCCATGGCAGAAAGACCAGTTAGAATAATAACTAAAAGAACTGCTGTGCCAGGTAAGATTCCAACTGGAACTACGGGTACAGAATTGAATTTAATTAAGGCAGGTGAGCTAGCATCAAACTTGGCAGATAAAAAACTGTTTAGTTACGATGGTTCTAATATTTTTGAATTCGGTTCAAAATCTTTTTTAGGCTTAACGGGAGGAACAGTGTCTGGGGAAACCACATTTCAAAGTGGAATCACTGTAAATACAATATCAAATACAAGTTATATTGATTTTAATACATCACCATCAGTTCCCAGTCCAACTGGTGGTACATTATATTTTGACTCTAACGAAAACGCATTATCATATAAACCAATAACAAATCAAAATGACGTTACAATTAACTTGGGGCAAGAAAGTTTAATTAGGGTTTATAATGATTTACCAACAACAATACTTAACGGACAGGTTTTACATATAACTGGTGCAACTATTGGGGTACCTACAGTTGCATTAGCTAACGCCTCAAAATTAGGTGTAGTATTTACAGATAGTTTAGCTCAAACTTCTGGTGTTGCAACTCATGACATACCAAGTGGTGAATATGGGTTTATGACCAATTTTGGTGTTGTTAGAGATTTAAATACAACCGCATTTACTGTTGGTCAAGAAGTATTCTTATCTGATACTATCGATGGTGCTTTAACAAATGACCCAAACAATATTGCGTTCACATCAAGAATCTCAACAGTGGGTTATTGTTTGGAATCAAACGCAACAACTGGTAAAATACTTGTTGTAATAACAAACGAAAACCCACTACAAAGTTTAACTCAACAAGAAATTAACGTATTACTGGGTAACACAATATCAACTGGTGCTTATTTTTATACTGGTGCAACAACCGCATCAACAACAACCATAAATGTATCACCAATGAGAGGTTGGATTGTTTATAATACAGGTCCAACATATGCAACAAACCCATTGGTTTTAAATATCTATTATAGTGGTGGTACAAATTTACCAGTTACGGGTTTAACTAGTTCATTTGATACTTATTTATTGGTTAATAGTGGTGGTACACTATATCAAACAAATACATACCCAACACCACAAGAAAGAAGACAAAATATATTTTTAGGTAGAGTTGTTCACCCAAATAAAACAACAATACTTAATATTGAACAAAGTGTTGATTATGACGTTTCACCGTTATCATCACTTCGTGATTTATGGGTCCCTATAAAAATTATTAATGAAGGTGTGGTGCCAAGTCCTAATGGCGCTACTTTAACATTTAAAACCTCATCTGGTACTTTTTGGGGTAATGGTATAGGTTTTCCAACGGATGAATTAAATCCTAATGCAATTACAGTTCCAGGATATCTTCCAGCTTCTTTTTATTATACAACACAAACTGGTGGAACATTTACAGCGACAACCACAACTGTTGATACAACAAAATATGATGTTAATGGTGTTGCTGTAGATGTGCCTGGTTCTGGGTCTTACACAACACAAAGGATTTATATGTCTCAAAGTGGTGTTATTAGATTACAATACGGACAAAATTTTTATTCAACATTGGCAAAGGCAATTGCTGCAATACCAAGTGAAACTTTTGTTGTTAATCCAGATAATTCAATTGATTGTATATTGATTGGTTTATTAACTGTAAAAGATGGCACTGGTAATTTAAGTAATACTAATGATGCGGTATTTACCTTTGTTTCAAAATTTGGTGAGATATTAGGTGGTACTGCTGGTATATCAACAACAACATTACAACAAGCTTATGATAATTCTGTAAATCCAGAAATAACAACAAACGCAGCGCTTAACGGCGTTCAATTTAGAGGTGGGACTGGAAGTGATTTAGATTCTAATATTGTTATTGAAAATAATGCAGGCTTAGTAAAGGGTAAATGGTTAGCAAATGGAGAATTGTTTGCTACAGCAATATCAGCAACGACTTATTATAATTTACCAAAAGATGTTTACATAACTGGTGCAACTTATAACAATTCTAATGGAACTGCCACGTTTGGAAATAGCACTGGTGGAACATTTAATGTAAATGGTTTCACTACTGGTGATACCTATTGGTCATCTGGTTCTGTTGGTTCATTTTCAGTAAAAGTAGATAATAATTCAGGATTAGATGCCACTGGAGATAGAGCTGTTGCATCTGGTAACAATACTTTAGCTAGCGGTAATGATTCTTTTGCTCAAAATGGAAACACAATTGCTTTTGGTAATTATTCACATGCTGAAGGCTATGAAACAAAAGCT